GGGTCAAATTCCTCCCACCCATGCTGCATATCTTCCTGCGCCTCAAGCCAAGAAATAGCGACTTTCGTGCCATGCTTGGGATGTTGCAAGTAGATATTTGGCATAGTTACGGCAGCAACCCGTAAGCCTGCAACCGCGACTCAAGCTGACCCACGCGGTCCTGCAAGTTCTTGATGACAGACAGCACCGTGTTGCCTTCGTCCTTACTGGCAAAGCCAAACGGGGTGGTCTGCGTCAAGTCTTGAATCGCAAAGTCCGGCGTAACCGGCGCAGTAAACGTAATCGTCGTCAACTGAGTCGTTAGCGCCGCGCCTTCGGCAACGGGCGCCGTTCCGAAGAAGCCTACGGTGCCGCCTGCTGCGCCAATTACCGCACCGTCAAGTTCCGGGTCGGAAAAGGCAACACCAATCGCCTTTGAATTAGGCATATCAATACCCCTTTAGGTAGTGCCCCCGACAGATTGCTCTGCCGGGGGCGTTGCCATTACGAGATGCGGTAGCAAGTCCAGGTGCCCACACCCGTCTTGCGAACGCGGAAATGGCCCGACGTGGCTTCATCGACCTTCATGTTGCCAACCAGCGTCCACCCCGTGTTCGTGGCGACAGTTATGTCGTCCGTGGAGGCGTCGATGTTAATAACAAAAAAGTCAAAAGCCACATCCGGCTTGTCCACGTTGACGACCAATTCAAGGTTGGCAACCGTCGGGAGAGTCAGATCGCCCGCCGTGCCATTGAACGTGAAAAGGCCATTAGCCAACTGGGCAGCCGTTGCCGTCGCCGCAGCCGTCAGCGCCGTCGGGGCGCCCTGCGGAAACAGCAGGGCTTCGCCGATGTTGCCCGCATTAAACTGATACCCACTAGTACCGTTAGGAAGTGCCATGTTTAGTTACTCCTGTGAATTTAAGGGTTAGCCCCAGAGGCGCACGGCCATCTGCGGACGAATCACCGAGTAGCCATACAGCACGTCGATACGGCACGGCATACGGTCGTTGTTGATGTCGTACTGACGGACAACGCGCATGGAGATACCGTTGTGAACCTGTCGGCTCGCCATGTCCACGCCCTGCGGCATGAGCAGGTCGGCCGTCGCAAACGCAATCGCGTCACGATGGTACACGAGGTTCTGCGGGTACTGGGTAGAAACGCCGCCGAGGAACGTCACTGCCGCACTGTTCTGCGGGAACGAGTTGACGGTCGCCAAAGCGTGCGCCGAAGTGTAGATCGCCGGAGAGATCTTCACGTTCAAGTACTCGCTTGAGGCGGCGGTGATGTCTTCCGTCACCACGAACTGCTGGAGCGAGCCGGTGGACTCGCGGGTCTGCGGGTTGACCGCAAACACGTTCGCAATGGTGAACACATCGCCCTTCTTGAGGGTTTCGCCCGTCACGCCGTTAAGAGTGATGGTTGAGGCGCCCTGCGTGGACACCGTGCCCTTCACCGAAACGCTGGCCGCAGCGCGGCTGCCGGTCGTGAACTGCTTGATCGACTGCGACATATTGAGTTCGTTGAACCCAAGGATGCCTTCGCCGAACATACCGTTCTTGAACTGCGCCGAGATGGTGCTGACGGGGTTAAACAAGCCCTTCATGCCCTCAATGAGCGCAGCGTTCGCGGCCGGGTTCACGGTCACGTAGCGCGGCGACATCACGGCAGCGGCTTCGTTCAGCTTCTGCTGGGCGGCGAGCAGCACCTGCGTCGAGGACGGGGTGGTGCCGGGGGTGCCAACCGACTGGAAGATGTTGTTGAAGCTGTTCGCCACGTCAGCGTCGATGGACGCCGCAAGCTGCGAGATACGCGGCTTGAGAACACGCTCGGCAAAGTCGTCCAACTGCATCGTCATTTCGGCAGTCGTGAAGTTGACGCCGATGTGCTTCTGCGAAGCGACGGTGAGGGTCGTGAACTGCTCGTTGTCGTCCTGCACCTGCAGGGCGGCACCGTCAGTCACAAGGGCGCGGTCCGGCAGACGGATACGCAGCGTGGTGCCGATCTTGGCGCCTTCCACAGCGTAGCTGTTGTCGTACTGGCGGTTAACATTGCGGGTGATCACAAGGTTGTTCTCGAGAATCTCGAGCGCCTTCCTCGTGATCATGTCGATAGTAAGAAGTGTATTAGCCACGGAATTACTCCTAGTAAATGGTTAACGTCTTTGCGCCGATTCCCACTGCTTGATCTGGCGACGACGTTCGGCCTCAATCCATTCCGACGTACTCATGGCCGTTACCGACCGGGGGTCCGTCGTCTCGTAGGAGCCGTTCGCCGTGCCTCTAGCCGTTACCGGCTTCAGCGGGGGCGGTGCGCTGGTTGTCTTTTTGACTGGCGGATTGTCGGTCAACTTGACCTCGATCTTGCCAATCTCTTTGGCTTGCAAGTACGGCGACAGGCGGGAAATACGTTCTGCTTCGCGGGGGTTGGCACCTAAGTAGTAGGCTACGTCGGGGCCAATCTCGCTTGCTTGAATCGTCTGTGCCATCACGGTCGTGATCGGTAGCGCCGGGTTGTACGCGACTTGTGCAAAGTCGTCGTACTTCTCACGCGCCGCCTCTTCGCGGTCGTAATAGCCGTTCAAGAGTTCGGCCTGTTGCCGCTCGGCTTCCCGCTTGGCAAGCAGTTCTTCGGCCTTACGGACAGCAAGGGCTTCCGCGTAGGCGTCTGGGTCTGCTTCCCTGTCGGGCAGTTCTGCGGTGGCGTCGGCTTTCGTCGGCGCCTTCAGTGCCTGCTCTCGTTCCCACTTGCGACGTTCCCGTGCAAGTCTTTTGCCGACCATTGCGTCCAACTCTTCTTGAGTGAACGATTTGGCGGGCTTCTCTTCCGGCGTAGCCGCTGCTTCCGCAGCAACTTCGGGTTCTGGGGCCGCCGTGACCTCCAGTTCCGGCGCGGCGTCTGCCGCTACTTGCTCAACCAACTGATTTTCGTCAGCCATTTGTGTTCCTTTTGGAACCCTGGTCGTCCGGGCCAGTACGGGTAAAACAATATCCTATGTGTTGCAAAAGGACAACATTACGGTCCTGCGTCGCGCCAAGTGCCGTTGCTATAGAAATACAATTTATTGTTGGTCGAATCGACCACAATCGGGGCTGTGCCGAGTTGCGTATCTGGCGTTCCAGTCGGCGTGCCAGCACAAGTTGGGACGTACAGAAATCCGTCCGTTGCCGTAGTAGCCAAGGCTGCCGTGTTGGTAACGACTGAGCCGTTAAACAAAACGGGCGAACTGGAGTAAACGCCGGTCTTAATAAACGACACGCAGCGATCAAGCGTATCAAACCGATGCACTTGGAACGCTGACAAGCGCCACACAGTGTTGGTGCCACCAGCGGTCGGACCTTGAACGTCAAAGTACATTTTGTACGTTAACGGATCAGGCAAATAAGCATAAGCCGCCATTGTGAACCAAGTGTTCAGCGCAGGGACTCTGGCTTCGTACACCATTGAGGCGAATTCGCCACCTTGGTTTTGGTTCCAAAAATAGAACTTAAGGTTATTCAGGTCGGCGCAAGTCATTACCTTAATGTCGATAGTAAAGGCATACCAACCAGCGGCAGCCCCCACGCTTGAGTCATACATTCCGTAAAACTCAGAGGTCGTAAATGACGCGTCTGTGTATTCGTTGCAAACATTAAAAATTCGACCGTCTGCAACTAACGAGCCTACTAACGGCGATCCGCCAACGCCATCCTTAAGGGTGTATGGGCGGGTAAACGTTTCTGACTCCACCAACGTGTGCATGTTCGGGATGCTGCCAGAGCGCGGATCAACGAAGAAATATCGAGAGCGAGCGCGAATTGGCTGGAACGGGCCGGGAAGATCGTCAATTGATGGCAGGCCTAAGCGGACGTAGCCGGTTGTAATTACGCGATCATCGACCAACAATCCGCCTTCTGATCGAGGCGAATCGTTAATAAGAAGCGACGTTGAGTCAATGTTGCAAGCGCCGCCCGAGAACGTGCCAACTGTGCGCTCCGTCTGGCAATCGCGCAGAGTAATCTGAGAGTTAACCGCAAGGCAGTTAATGTCCGCAACGACGCCGCAGGAATTAAAATCAATAGCCGCCCGGTCGCCTTCAAATATCCATGAGCGCTTTGGAATTGATACTGTGGTACGAGTTGACCCAGACCAAGCGTCAATTGTTACGTTCTCTGGAACCCCATTTAAGGTGACGCCATTGAATTCAAACCAACAGCCATAGAACGCCAGCGGGCACACTTGCCACTGTGAGTTGTAGGCGTACATGGCAATCTTGTTGACTTCAAAGATGGTGCCGTAAAAATTGACGGCGCCAT